AAACTTTATTGATATCTACTAATCTTGCAGCTCTTTCAACTTTTTCTGCATTTATTCCTGCTTTGGCCATAGCTAATGCAATTTTTGTTGATAAATAATCTGCAGGTACTGTATCTTCTGCAGAGTTAGTTACAGTATCTTCTTTAGTATTAATTTGATTTTCTGCTGTTTGACTTCCATTATTTTGAACTTGATTTGCTGTATTGCCATTTCCAGCCTCTTTGGCCCCTTTGGCATACATTCTTGATATGAATCCATCTAATTCATCTTGATTTTTGAAAACTATCTCACCATTTTCGCCTCTTTGAGCTACTGATTTTTTAGTCTTCTCCCCCTCACTTTTGTTTACAGTTTTTTTAGCATCATTTTGAACCTGAGTACTATCAACTGCAGTAGTTTGAGTATCTACATTTTGATTTTTGTTTTCATCTTCCATTTTTAATACCTCCTATTTGGAAAATTCACCCGCTTTAAGTCCGTCGACTATTTTGCACAAAAAAAGAGCCTTCGTGAATGTACTTTATTTGTACAATTCATTTAGACTCTTAATATGTGATGGCACAAGTTAATGGATTCGAACCACTACCTAACAGTTTTGGAGACTGTTGTTCTTCCGTTAAACTAAACTTGCATAAAAAAATAGTATTTACTATAAAAGTAAATACTATTTTCAATCTTATTTATTAATCCCATATTTCTTCATTATTTTTTGGATATAATTCTAATACTTGATAATAATTAGGTATATTAGCTGGAGGAATACCCTTTTTTAGTTTCTCTAATACTTCTATCTTTTCGTCTAGCATTTCATTACTATCAGAATCAAAAAATTTATTAACCAATAAGTCTGATACTTCTATTAATAAATTATTGATTTTTAAATGTTTTTCTATAATTTCCTTTTCCATTGCTAAATCACTCCCTTAACATTTCATCAATCAAATTATTAAGTTCTTCAACTAATTTAGGTTTATCTTTTTTTAACATTTCTATGAGATCTGGTCTAGATATTGATAAAGAACTAAAATTAGCTACAATTTCTTTTACCCTGGAATTAATATTATTGTAATATTTTGAACCATGACCATATTTTACAATTCCCATATCTCTGTAGTTTCCACTAGATAAAGCATCGTATATATCTTGTAATTGATTAACTCCTCCTCCCATTATATCTCTACCAATTATATCTATATCTATTTTATATTGATTTGAAATTTGATTATATTTCTTTTTATATTCTTTATAAATTTTAGCATATTCATTTGCTGTTTTCCCTTGAATGTTTTTTACATAATCATCGTCTAATTTTTTTATTAATTTATTTGTTTTGTCTAAAATAACATTTTTTTCTTTTTCATATTGACTATTAA